TCGGCGGCGTCAATGCCGTGCTTATGGGGTACACCAACTCCGGCGGCGGGCCCGTTGCCCACGTCGAACTGTGGCGACTGCGAGTTCCGACCGGCACGACGGCCACCATCGTGGTCAACACGACCGCCGCAGCGGACGGTATGGGCATTGCCGTGTGGACCTGCGAGGGCTACGAGAACTTCGACCGGGTGGACTTTCAGGTGTTTTCGGACACGTCCAACGTCATGTCCAACACCATGGACGAAAAGAATGGCGACCTGATCTTCGTGATCGCCTACTCGCACAACTCAACTGTCCGAACGTTCACCGCGTCTGGGTACACCGAGGACTTCGACAAGACCATCGAAGCGTCTTCGTCCAGCTTCACCGGCGGGCGTAAAACGGTGACGGCGGACGTGACGGGCGCGACGATTAGCACAACTCTGTCCGGCACATCCTCGAAAGAGTGTATGCGCGCGCAGGCCATTTTCTGACGGGAGAACTGAAGTGACCCTCTACAAAGAAACCGACAAGGGGTTCGAGCCGTGGCTGGGCGAGCCTATCAACAACGTTCGCTACCCCACGAACATCGAGGCCCTGTGGACCCCGGAAGAACTGGACAAGCTGGGGCTTGTGCAGCCCAAGGATGACGGCCCGCCCCCGGACAAAATCGTCACGGGGACGACCCTCGTTCGCTCCAAGGATGGCTCCGTCCACGTGGTTTACATCGCCGAAGACCCGCCGCCCCCGGACCCCGAGGATTATCCCCTCACCGCCCGGCAAATTCGGCTGGGTCTGATCCGCAACGGCGTGGCGCTGTCCGCAGTGCAGGCGGCGATCAATGCGCTGCCGACCGCGCTCCAGCGGGACGAGGCTCAGATTTACTGGGAATTCTCGACCGAGTACCACTGGGAACACCCGATGACGCAGGCGTTGCTGATGCTGACCAGCATCAACTCGACGGCTGCCCGGGCGATGTGGCTCGCGGCGAAGGACTATGAGGTCTAAAATGCCCGGCGGACCCGCCCCCAAAGCACACCAGTGGCTGCAAGCACACGCCAATTACGCGGGCGACGACTGCCTGCCGTGGCCGTTCGCGCTAACAGGCCGAGGATACCCTTCGGTCAAGTTCCGGCAGAAGCAGCGCGGCGCGCACCGCGTTATGTGCGAACTCGCTCACGGCCCCGCCCCTGCGGGCATGGAGGCCGCGCATTCGTGCGGCAACAAATGGTGCGTCAACCCCAAGCACGTGCGCTGGGCAACGAAGGTCGAGAACGCAGCGGACACCATCCTTCACGGCACCCGAGTGTATGGCGCAGCACACTACGCGGCCAAGCTAACTCCGGCGCAAATCTTGGACATTCGCGCGGCCCGTGCCCGGAAGGTCTTCGCTACCGCATTGGCGCGTCAGTATGGCGTTTCTTCGTCGGCCATCTACGCAATCGAGCAGGGTAAAACGTGGAAACAGGCAGCGTAAATGCAGCGCCGTCCTGCACCGGATGGTGGGACGGCGTCTGGCGGGCGTGTTGCGACGCCCACGACGCCGCATATCAGGCGGGACTTCCCAAGTTTCCCGCCGATTTCGAGCTTTTCCGCTGTGTTTGGGACACCGGACACCCGGTGAACGCCACGATCATGTTCGTTGGCGTCCTCGTGTTTGGGCTGCTGTTCTACCCGTTCTTCAAGAAGCGCTGACAAAGCCGACCGAACCATGTAAGTCTCGACCAAACAAACGCGAGCGACCAAATGCCGATCAAAGGACCCTCCATTCCGGCTGACAGTAGCCCCACGCTGAAGGAGCACATCAAGGCCAGCGAACGCCTGATGCTGACCGCGTACTTCGACCCCGTCGGTGTCCCGACGATTGGCTGGGGAAACATCAAGAGCGTCACTTCAGCGGATGTCCGCGCGAGCAAGACGATCACCCGGGACGAAGCAGAACGTCTGTTCGAGGCCGACCTCGACGAAGCCGAGCGCGGTGTCCGGGACAACGTGCTGGTCTCGCTCAGCCAGAACCAGTTCGACGCGCTCGTGGACTTCGTCTTCAACTGCGGCGTCGGCAACTTCAAGTCTTCGACCCTGCTGACCCGGCTGAACGCCGGGCTCTATGACGAAGTCCCAATTCAGCTTATGCGCTGGACCAAAGGCCGCGACCGCAAGACCAACAAAATGGTCGAACTGCCCGGGCTCGTGACCCGCCGCAAGTGGGAGGTCGATCTGTGGCGGGCGCGCGTGGCCGCGCCGGACCTGCCGCCGGTCGATTACAAGCCCGGCACCGAGCACCAGCCCACGGTCATCCCGGCCACCGGCGAGAAGACCTCGCTGTGGGGCCTGATCGCGGGCCTTTTCGCGGCCATCTTCTCCATGTTCGGGGCCAAGAAATGACCGAGCCAGAAGCCGCAAGCACCGTCGGGTCCGCCATCAAGGGTTTCCGGACCCTTGCGCTCAACATTGTGGCAGGCATCCCGCCGCTGTGGGACATGTTCCTGCTGGGGCTGTCCGGGTTCGTCCCGGCAGCGCAGCAGTATTCGCTGTTCGAGTATATCCCCGACAAGTGGAAGACGGTCTATGTCGTCGGCCTTGTGGGCGCGAACGTTGTTCTGCGCCTCCAGACGACCACCCCGGTCTTCCAGAACAAGCCGAAGAAGGGATAAGCCATGTGGGCCTCGCTCTTGGGTTGGCTCATGTCCATCCTGTCCGGGGACACTCTCCGGCGCGTGCTGGACATCGTCGCCAAACGCTCCGACGACCAGAACTCTCAGCGGATCGCCGAACTTCAGGCGCTCACCGCCGAGGGCAAGAACATGGCCGACTTCAACAAGGCCAAACTCCGGTTCCCTTGGTTCTGGATTTTGATCGCCATGTTCATCGTGCCGCTGGCCCTGTGGTGGACCATCGTTATCGCGGACAGCATCTTCTACTTCCCGTTCGACGTGGCCGATCTGCCGACGCCGGAGATGCGCGCGTGGGCCGGGGACATGATTAAGTGGCTGTTCTACGTGGGCACCGTGACCGCCGCCGCGAAGGCGGTGGCGCGGTGACCGACCCCATGTTGATCTTCGGGCAAACAATCCTCTCGTGGATCGCCATCGTGGGCACGGCGGTTATCCGCGTCTTCCTCGTTCCGTGGGAAGGCGGCTGGAAAGCGCTGTTCTCCATGGCGGCGGCGATCTTCTGCGGCTACATGCTGCCCGCTCCGATCCTCTCGATCCTCAACGCGGACCAGAACACCTATCACGTCCTCGCCACGATCCTCTGCACGCTCACGGGTGAAAACCTCGGGCGCGCTCTGCTGAACGTCGTTGGCACCCCGGCCAGCCTGCTCGAATTCTTCAAAATTCTCCGGGGCGGAGGCGGTTCCAAATGACCCTCGCACGCACGCTACGCATCCCGTTCCCACTGCAACACTGGTTCCTCGACCGGCTGCTGATCGTCATGTGGGCGGTTTTCGTCGGTTGGCTGGTGTTCGCCCGGTTCCAGCCCGCGTCGCACTGGCTCGATGTTCGGGAAATCATCGTCCACGATACGCCCTACGGCCAGACCCCGGTCATGTCCGTGGACCGCGTCATCAACGACACGTTCACAGCCGACTGGCTCGCCGAAGTCGAGGTCAAGACCGACGGGCAGAGCCGGGCAGGCTTTGCCGTGTTCTGCTCGCAGAGCGGCACCGCCCGCTACCACCCGGACGCGGTCCTTCCGAACCCGCTGACGCTGGATTGGTGGACGTACCCCAAAGAATGCAAGCTGCCCGTCGGCGAGTATCGTCTGGACACGACTTGGCTTCTCCACATTCCGGGCTATCCGGACAAGCAACTCGAAGTAATTTCCAACAACTTCAAGGTGTATTGATCTCTTGTCAGTCCTAAGTAACCGGCGCAAACATCTGCTGGAGCGGATGATTGCTGTCAACGCTGCGCGTTCCGGGCTCCTAGACTACACGGCATTCACGATGCCGGACTTCGCGGACCCGAATGACGTTAAGCGGTCCCGATACAGCCGAGCGCGTGTCCACGAGGCCATCGCCGGGGCCATCGAGAAACTTGAGCGCAAGGAAATCCTGCGTTTGATAATCAACGTCGGCCCCCGGCACGGTAAGTCCGAACTGGGGTCGAAGCGGTTCATCCCGTGGTATTCGGGGCGGCACCCCGAAGAAAGCCTGATCTTCGGCACATACAACGACACGTTCGCCGAGGACATCGGGCGCGCGGTGCGCGACAACATCAAGTCGCCCCAGCACCAACAGGTGTTCCCCAACCACCGGCTCAAGGAAGGCTCCGCCTCGGCGAAGCGCCTCGAAACAGTGGAAGGCGGCATTCTCGCCTTCGTCGGGCGCGGTGGCTCGATCACCGGTCGCGGCGGACACGGGATCATCATCGACGATCCGATCAAGGACCGCGAGGAAGCGGACAGCCAGAACACCCGCGACAAGTTGTGGGACTGGTTTACGCAGGTCATGGCCACCCGCCTCATGACCCCGGACAGCTTCATTCTGCTGATCCAGACCCGGTGGCATGAAGACGACCTAGTCGGTCGTCTTACTGACCCGATGAACCCGTTCTACGACGCCAACGAAGCGGCGCGCTGGACCGTGCTGGACCTTCCGGCCATCGCCGGGGAGCACGACCCAATGGGCCGCAAGCCCGGGGAAGCCCTGTGGCCGGAGCGGTTCCCGCTCAAGTTCCTGAACCAGCAGCGGCAACTCGACCCGCGCGGCTTCCAAGCGCTCTATCAGGGGCGCCCGAGCGCGGACAGCGGCACGTTCTTCCGGACCGAGCACATCTCGACCTACCAGCCCCACGAACTGCCCAAGAACTTGCGCTACTACATCGCCTCGGACCACGCCGTGTCCAGCAAGCAGAGCCGCGACAAGACCTGTCTGATCCCTGTGGGGGTGGACGACCACGACAACACCTACGTCCTCGACGATGTCTGGTGGCGGGGTGCGGAAACCGACGTGGTTGTGGACGCCATGATCGGCCTCATGGCCAAATACAAGCCGCTCTACTGGTGGGCGGAGCGCGGGCACATTTCCAAGGCCATCGGCCCGTTCCTGCGGAAGCGAATGCTCGAAGAAGGGGTGTTCGCCAGCGTCATCGAAGTGCAGCCCATCGCGGACAAGCAGACCCGCGCCCAGTCTATTCAGGGCCGGATGGCCATGGGGAAGGTGTTTTTCCCGGCCAAGGCCGTCTGGTGGCCGGAAGCCCGGGAACAGATGCTGAAATTCCCCAATGGTTCCAACGACGACTTTGTGGACGCGCTGGCCTATATCGGTCTAGGACTAGACCAGCAGTTCGGTGTCCACGCCCAGCAGGCGATGCGCCGGGCTCAGCCGGGCACGTTCGCCTACCTGCGGGAACAGACCCGCCGCAAAGAACTGATGACCCGACTGCGCTCTGAAAGTGGCGGTTGGTAACTCCGAAACGAACCGGCTATAAAGCCCGGACACAGGACACAAAAGGCACTCCAATGGCAGGCCCCCTCGACCAGATCATCTTCCCCGGCGCCCCCGGACAGCCCTCGGCGGACGCTTCTGGCGTCGCCCCGGCGTATGACGACCGGGCGCCGGAGCCAATCCAGCCTCAGTCCAAGGTCATGGAGCGCGACCGGCCCACGCCGGACGCTGCCCGCGCCGCCAGCGTGGTCGAATGGCACGGGCGCGTGACCCGAGCCCGCGAATACTGGGAAAAGAACGCGTTCGAGCGGATGCGTCTCAACATGCGCATGGCGCGCGGCGACCAGTGGGGCGAAGCCGCCAACCCGAACCGTCGTGGTCCGCAAATCCCGGACATGCTGAACGATGATCCGGGCGCGCGCTACGTCGCCAACATCACGCTCCGCCATATTCAGGCCCGCACCGCGACCATTTACGGCAAGAACCCCAAGTTCGTGGCCCGGCGCAATAAGCGTCTGACGGCGACGATCTGGGATGGCACGATCCAGTCGGTGAACAAGGCGATGCAGACCCTCGCCGACGCCGCGCAGGACCCGATGAACCCCGACGCGCAGGCTGCGATGGTGCAGGCGCAGGCGCTGCTTCAGGATGCGCAGCAGTCGATGGCGCAGTCCAAGCAGATGGACCGCATTGCCGAGACCCTTGAACTCTTGTTCGAGCACGAGATCGCCGAGCAGGCTGTACCTTTTAAGGTGCAGATGAAGGCGACCGTCCGGCGCGCGCTGACCACGTCCGTGGGCTACGTCAAACTGGGTTACCAGACCGTCATGGGGATGCGCCCCGAGATCGAGAGCCAACTCGCGGACATGTCCGAGCGGCTGGCCACGATGGAGCGCCTGTCGGCGGACATCGCCGACGGCGAGACGCCGCCGGACGCGCCCGAGGCCGACCAGTTGAAGTCCATGATGAAGGACCTGAAGGCGCAGGGCCAGATCGTGGTGCGCGAAGGGCTGACCTTCACGTTCCCGAATTCGACCGCGCTTATCATGGACCCGCAAATCCAGCAGCTTCGCGGTTGGGTGGGCGCCGAATGGGTGGCTGAAGAATACGTGCTGACCCGCGACCGCATCAAAGAGGTCTATAAAGTCGATGTGGGCCAGTCGGCGTCGAGCCGTCTCTATCGGGACGTGTCCGGGCGCTTTGTGCCGGACAAGGACGCGGCCTCGGCCAACGGCAAAGAGCCCGACTGGGACAGCAAGTTCTGCGTCTGGGAAATCTACAACAAGGCCGACGGCCTCGTTTACGTCGTCTGTGACGGCTACCCGGACTATCTGACCGAGCCCGCGCAGCCGGACGTTTGGCTGGAGCGCTTCTACCCGTGGTTCGCGTTCGTCACGAACGAAATCTACGACGAAGGCTCGATCTTCCCGCCCGCTGACGTGGACCTGCTCCGCGACCCGCAGCTTGAAATCAACCGTGCCCGGCAAGGTCTTCGGGAGCATCGGCGTGCCGCGCGCCCGAAGACCATCGTGCGGGCCGGTATCCTCGAAGACGACGACAAGTCCTCGCTCGAAACGTCCAAGGCGCACGCCGTGGTCGAACTCAAGGGTCTGCCCAACGACATGTCGGTGGACGAAGCCCTGATGTCCTTCCCCGGGCCGGAAATCCGCGCCGAACTGTACGAGACCGATACGGCCTACCAAGACGTGCTCCGGATCGTCGGCGTGCAGGAAGCGAACCTCGGGGGAACTTCCGGCGCGACGGCGACCGAGAGTTCCATCGCCGAGGGCTCGCGCATGTCCACGGTGTCCAGCGTCATCGACGACCTCGACGAATTCCTCACCGAGATCGCCCGCGCCGCCGGACAGGTGCTGTTCGCCAAGACCTCCAAGCAGCGCGTCATGGAAATCGTCGGCCCGGGCGCCGTCTGGCCGGAACTGACCCGCGACCAGATCGCCAAGGAAATCTATCTGGACATCGAAGCGGCCAGCACCGGGCGCCCGAACAAGGCGCAGGAAATTCAGAACGCCACGCAGATGATGCCGCTCTTGCTGCAAATCCCCGGCCTTTCGCCCGAGTGGCTGGCCCGGGAGATGCTGCGTCGTCTCGACGACCGCGTGGACATCACGGACGCGTTCGCCGCCGGAATGCCGTCGGTCCAGCAACTGAACCGGGTTACCCAGCAGCCGGGCGCGCAAGGCCCCGGGAGCGACCCGAACGCGCAGGGGCCGCAGGGCGCCAACAACGCCCCGAGCACCCAGCCCGCGCAGGTGAACACCGCACCGCGTCCGCCTGAAGCGGCGCCGCCGGGTGCTGCCGGTGGCTAAAGGCGGGCCGAAGATCGTCGCGCTGCCCAAGCCTCCAAAGGATGATTGGAGCGTCCGGACAGCGGCCATGCTGCGGGAACTCGCGGACAGCGCCGAGAAGGGCGAGATCGAACTGGCGTGCGTGGTCTATACGGACGCCGACGGCGAACTCCAGTTCACCTACGAGTGGGACACGCAGGTCGGGCTGTCCGGGGCGGTCGCCCACCTTCTGCACTGGACAACGACCCCCGAGGAAGAATAATTGCCAGTATAGGCAGAGAATTCCATAATCGTTTGACAACGTTGACAGTTCTAGCCAAATCGCCACTAGCAACCCCGGCAAATCACCCCTAAACGTTGCGCATCGGCTTACTCAAAACGGGATAAGGCTTTGCCACCGAACAAAGAGCCGGGCGAAATTGACGAAACGTTGGTGAACGCGGACACGCCCGCCGCAGACCTCACCAGCACGGACGCCTCGACCACTACCGAGGAAGCTGCATCGCCCTCGTCCAGCGAGCGAACCGAGGAAACCGCGAAGGCGGAAGAAGGCCCCAAGTCTATGGCGGAAGCCATTGCGGAGGCCATCAAGCCCGACACGGACAAGGACCCGGACGCGACCCCTGACCCGGACACCCCCGCCAAAGAAGGCGAGACACCGGCGAAGACGGAAGCTGATCCGGCTACCAAGCCCGACGCGACCCCGGACCCAGCCACCGCCGAAACCGGCGACCCGGCTGAACCTGATGATCCGACCGAAGACGAACTGAAGGCGCTGCCTCCACGTTCGGCGAAGCGGATCAGGCAGTTGCTGAGCCAACGGAACGCGGTCCGCCGCGAACTCGCTGACGTGAGCGTGGATGCAGAGCACTACCGGAATATCCGGGGGTTCATGCAAGAAGCGCGTCTCGAAGACGGGGAAGTCGCGGAACTGTTCAAAGTTGGTCGGCTGCTGAAGGGGGATGACCCCGCTGGCTACGAAGAAGCCTTGGACATCGTTCTGCCCATCGCGCAGAGCCTCTTGGAGATGACCGGAAGGGCACTCCCGAAGGACCTCAACGCGAAGGTCGAGAACGGTGAGCTTACCGAGGACCTTGCCCGTGAACAGGCCAAGTTGCGTACCCGCGCGACGACCGCCGAACGCCGGGCGACAGTAGTCCAGACGGAAGTCCAGACCCAGCAGCAGACGCAGCAAGTGACCCAGTTGCGCCACGCCATCGGTACGGCGGTAACGCAGTGGGAACAACAGGTTCGCCAGTCAGACCCGGATTTTGGCCTCAAGGCCGACGCTCTGCGCGATGCTGCTTTTGCCATCATCGCCGAACGTGGACGCCCGAAGACCCCTCAAGAGGCGGTCGAGTTTGCGAAAGCAGGCTACGAACGCGTCAACAAGTGGTTCTCGGCGGCACGCCCGGCACCGAAGGCAAGTCGCCCCACCCCGCAGGGACCCGGCGCAAACCGCTCAGGGCTCAGCCCGGAACCGAAAAGCCTCGCCGATGCAATCGGCGGCGCAATGCGGGCCGGACAAGCCCGGTAACTAAAGGGTCACTCAAATGGCTTTCTCCACCGCCGAACTCGACAACATCGCGAATGCGGCTCTCGACTTCTACCTGAACAAGGGCGACGTGTTCCAACAGTCGCTCCAGTCGCGTCCTCTCGTGGCGCTCATGGAAGGCTCTGCCAAGACCTTCCCGGGTGGTAAGGGCAAGATTTCGCTCGCGATCCAGTCGGCTTTCGGCAACTCCGGCACCAACGACAGCCTCAAGGGCTACACCCACGACGATCAGGTGGAGTTCTACAACCCGGCGAACATCAAGCGCGCAGAATATACGTGGCGCGAGATGCACATCGGTATCGAGGTCACCCACACCGAACTCAAGGAAGACGGGATTTCCGTGTCCGAGGACGGCAACACTTCGAACCACTCGGGGCGCGAGCAGACTGCTCTCGTCAACCTGTGGGAGAACAAGCTGTTCGATTTCGGTGAGCGCTATGCCCGCTCGCTCAACACCCTGCTCTGGGGTGACGGCTCGTCCGACGCCAAGGCCATCGCTGGCCTTCGCGCTCTGATCGTGCCCAACCCGGCGACCGGCACCGTCGGCGCGATTGACCGCAGCGTTGCGGCCAATGCGTACTGGCGTAACCGCGCCCGCACTGCTGCCTACGCGGCGGCTGTGACCGGTGACCCGACCGTTGACGGTCACGGCGGCGACAAGGTCACCGCTTCGGCGACCAACGGTGGCGCTCTGTGGACTGTGCTCCAGTCCGAGCAGCGTCAGCTTCGCAAGTTCGGCGGAATGCCGAACAAGTTCCTCGCGGGCTCCGATTTCATCGGCGCTCTCGAAATGGAAATGCGAGCCAACGGCTACTACAGCCAGAACGGCTTCAAGGGTTCTCGCGACGGCGCGATGGGGCCGGTCCTGTTCGATGGCACTGTCATCGAATACGATCCCACGCTCGACGATCTGAGCCTCGCGAAGCGCGGCTACTGGTTCGACACTCGCCATGTGTATCTGATGAAGATGCAGAACGAGTGGCGCAAGCAGCACAGCCCGGCCCGTCCGGTCGATCAGTTCATCCTGAACCGTTCGATCACTTCGACTGGGCAGGTTGTGGGCCAGCAGTTCAACTCGGCTCTGGTCATCGACATCAACTAATCCTTCGGGGGCGCCTACGGGCGCCCCCTACTTCCTGCAACTGACAAAAAGAGGAACCCGTGTCCAAATTCCAGCTACTCGGCGCAGTCATCGACATCGGCAGCGACCGTGACAACACCGTTGTCCGGGACAAGTTCGACCCGATCACCTACCCCGAGCTTCTGATCCTCCGCGCCATTCACGGCGGTGAGGAACATGTCCACTCCGTTGTGGCCGTCGGCTACGCCGAACGCGAAAACAAGCACGAGATCGAACGTCTCAGCATCAAGTACGGCGAACGCCTTGTGCGCGGCCTGTTTCCGGGCGCGCTTACTATGCTACCGCTCGAAGACCCCGCCTTCCCGACCGAGGAAGAAGTGGTCGAGGGCGAGCACGCCGCCAAGCAGGCCCGGTCCCGTGTCCGGGCGAAGAAGGCCGAAGACGCCCCTGTTGTGCCCAAGGTCACATCTGGTAAGATGCCGGACCTCACGAAATAAGGCTTAGCCCATGCGCATCCAGACACTCACCGAAATGGTCGCGGACTTGCGTGCCGAGATCGGTGCGTCTCAGAACGTCGCGCATGGGCTCGCCTCTATTGAGCCGCAGAAGGCTCTGATCCGCCGGGTCCAAGAAGACCTCTACATGGCCTACGACTGGCCACACCTTCAGACCCACGCGGACAAGGCGCTGGACGCGGGCACGCAATACGCGGCCTACCCGGACGCCTTCACCTATCTGGACGGGATCGAGACCGTGGTCACGCAGGGCAGCGATGGCCGCTGGCAGCCGCTCGCCTACGGGATCGACTATTCCCACTACAACCTCAAGAACAGCGAAGCCGACGAACGGGACTTCCCGATCCGCCGCTGGCAGAACTACATGCAAGAGGACGGCGACACGAACTACAACATGTTCGAGGTCTGGCCGCTTCCGAACGTGGCCGCTACCGTGCGCTTCTACGGCAAGCGCGGCCTGTTCCCGCTGACCGACGGCGACAAGAAGTCCACACTGGACGGTCCGCTGATCGTGCTGACGGCAGCCGCCGAACTCTTGGCGCGCCAGAAAGGCCCGGACGCCGGGCTCAAGCAGGCCAAGGCCGAGATGCGTCTCAAGTGGCTCAAGGCCCGCCAGAACAACAGCGGCACGCGCGTGGCCAATCTGTCCGGGCGCCCGTCCGGCGCGGGCCTGCGTCCGGGCATTGACTACATGCCCCGGAGGTAACCATGCCTCGCACCAAGACTATCGCCAGTTTCTCCGAAGGGCTCGACCTTCGGAAGTCCGCCGTCACGGCGAACGAAGGTTCGCTGCGCCAGATCACGAACGCCTTCGTCAACGCGGGCGCCGAGATCGAGAAGCGCAAGGCGTGGACTTCCGTCGGCGTATGTCCGACCGGCGACACGTTCGGCCTCGGCTTTCTGGACAACAAGCTGGCGGTGTTCGGCACCGAAGCAGCGGGCGCCATCGGCACCCTGCCGGACTACACGAACTACTATCAGTTGATCCTTGCCGCGCCCGGCCCGACCATCGAGCGCGTCCTTGACGTGTCCCCGTTCTCGACGGGGCTCTACGTCATCGCGCGGTTCTCGGACGGCAACGACCATCATTTCTTTGTCACCGGCGCGACTGCGACCGAGGTCACCGGCGTGACCGGCAGCAACTCCCGGACACACTCGTCCAAGATGTACGTCGTGGATGGCCGGAACCTGCGGTTCTCCGCAGTGGACGACCCGTCGGATTACGCGGGCGTCGGCTCCGGGATCATCGACGTGACCGCGCAGGACACGGGCTCGACCGAACTGGTCGGGATCGAGCAGTATTACTCCTACCTCGCACTGTTCGCGCGCAACGCCGTGCAGGTCTGGTTCATGGACCCGGACCCGGCCAAGAACGCGCTCGTTCAGGTGCTGGGCAACATCGGGCTCGTGGCGCCCAACGCCGTGGTCAAGTACGGCAACGGCGACGCCCTGTTCCTCTCGGATACCGGCGTGCGCTCGCTGCGCGCCCGCGACAGTTCCAACGCCGCCGTGCTGAACGACGTGGGCTCGCCCATCGACAGTCTCATTTCGGCGCTGCGCGCGGACCTGACCCCGGCCATCGCCGAGAAGATCACGGCCATGGTGGACCCACTGTCCGGACACGCGTGGTTCGTGTGGGGCACCACGGTCTTCGTGCTGGCCTACTACCCGAACTCGAAGATCACGGCGTGGTCCACGTTCACCACGCCGTTCACGCCCGACTACGTGGCGCTCGCCAACTCGCGGCTCGTGCTGCGCGCGGGCGAAGAACTGTTCGTCTATGGTTCGGTCCCGCCCGCCGGTAACCCGTTCGACCCGAACGTGGCCGTGGGCTCGACCTCGGCGCTCTATGACGCTGCCGAAGTCATCGTCGAACTCCCGCCCATCGACTGCGGCAGCCCATCCACGGACAAGACGTGGCTGGCGCTGGACGTGGCTTGCGAAGGTGTTTGGAAAGTGTACGTCAACCCGGACCCGACGCAGTCGTCTTGGACGCACGTGGCGACGGTGAACGGTTCGAGCTACCTCGCGGGCATCCTCCCCGTGGACATGTCCAGCACCCATCTGGGGCTGAAGTTCGTGTCCGAGACCACGGGCAAACAAGTCCTGTCCCGGGTCACGGTCCACTACGACGACGGTTCGGAGGATCACCGCCCGTGACGGTCCGGATGATCCCCGAGCCCCCCGAGGCCGACGTGGCCTTGATCGCCCGGACAATGCGAGAACGGGACCGCCGGGAAATCTTCGCCACCCAGTGGACCGACACGACCGACGAACTGGTTAACAACGTCCAACGCTCCGGCCCGTTCCGTTGGGGCGCCTACGTGGACGACGTCATCCCGGTGGCGATGATCGGCGCTTTCCCTGTCCGGCCAATGGTTTGGCAGGCTTGGGCGTTCGGAACCAACGACTGGCAGCACGTCGCCCTGACCCTGACGAAACACGTCAAAGGGTTCATGATCCCGGCGCTTGAGGCGTCCGGTGTCCACAGGGTTGACGCGACGGCACTGGCCGACCATGAAGAAGCCCGGCGGTGGCTGACCCGACTGGGCGCGACGCCCGGAAATCCGCTTGTAAACTTCGGGAAAAACGGCGAAACATTCGTCACCTACACGTGGCTGCGAAAACCAGAAGTTGCTTCCGCACCGGCAACGCCCCAAACGACGGGACAGCAAAGTGTGCGGACTGCAAGCGCTCAACCCTAATCCCACGACCGACACGACTGTCCAAGACGCTCTCCTTGAGGAAGCGAAGCAGGCCCGCATCCGCGAGGAAGCCCGGCAGGCTCGCATTCGCACGGGCATCAACACCATCGACAGCACGTTCGCGCCGTTCAACAGCAACTTCTACAACCAGCGCAAGACGGCGTTTCTGAACTATTACCAGCCGCAGATCGACGACCAGTTCACGGACGCTAAGAACGACGTGACCTACAAGCTGGCCCGCAACGGGACGCTTCGCTCGACGATTGCCGCTGATGAAGCCGCCAAGCTGGGCAAGAAGTATTCCCTCGAACTGGGCTCGCTCGTGTCCAAGGCGGACAGCGACGCGAACAACCTTCGCTCGCAAATCTCCGGACAGAAGTCCGCGCTCGTGTCCCAACTCAACGCGACTGGCGACGCCGACCGGGCGACCAACGAAGCTCTCGCGCGCACGCAGGAAATCTATCAGGCCCGTCCGGAATACTCGCCGCTGGGCGACATCTTCGGTGGCATCGGTGACGCCATCGGAAACTACAACGACGCGCGCAACAACCGGGCGATCTACGACGCCTACTTTGGGACCAAGTAACCATGTGCAATCCAGCAGCAGCGGGCATCGGTCTCACCGTCGGCGGGGGCCTTCTCAACGGATACACGAACTGGGCCAACCAACAGGCCCTGATCGCCGCCGAGAAGAAAGCCTACGCGCGCTCCAAGAAGGCGCGCGTGGAAGAACTCGCGCGCCAGCAGGGCTTCGAAGGCGAAGCCTCGGCAGGCGTGAACAACCTGATCGGGTCCATGTCCAAGGGCAACTATGACGCATCGCGTGAGACTTCGATCCAGTCGTTCATGGACACTCTGGCCAGCCGCCCGAGCGAAATCCCGACCAGCTTCACGCTGGGCGGGCAGAAGAATGCGACGGAAGCGGTGACCAGCGAGATCGCCCGGCGCGTGTCCACGGCGGCAGCGGAAGCCCGCTCGCGCGTGGAAGCGCTGGCCAAACTCACCAGCTACGACGCGGCGGCAATCGACCGTGGACTTGCCCTTGGCGAGAACGCGGACGACCTGTCCACCATCAACGGCCTGCGGCGCGGTTCCCTCGGGGTATCGCAGTCCGAGCAGACCATCCCGGCGGCGACTATCATGCCCGGCGGCACGCTACTGGCGGACATCCTGTCCGGCAGCGGCGGCGCGCTCACCGGCGCGTCGTGGTCGCAGGGGCTCAACCCCAACGCACTGAGCACGTAAGGACCGATCATGGCCAGCATTACAATGAACAACGCCGGGGTCGGAAACCTGTTCAAGGGCATCGCCGGGCTGCTTGCCGGTCCGGACCCCGCATCCCTGATCGAGGCCGACTACAAGCGTACCCAGCGCGACAACGTGCTGTCGGACACGGCTATCAACAATTCCAAGCTCCAGACGCTCCAGCGTCAGGAACAGGCCATGTCCGAACTGGCGCAGGTCCTCGGCGACCCCACGCTCTCGTCCACGCCTGAAGGCCGCGCCAAGCTCATGTCCGTCCTGTCTCAGGTTCCGGACGGGCTCAAGGACGGTCCGGGCTTCGCTACCGGCGCGTCGGTCTTCACCGACCCGAACGTGTTCAATCCGAACGATCTTTC